AGATTGTACTGCTGCTGAGATGACACGACCAAGTTCTCTTCCTCCTTGTTCATCTCCTTCAACAGATGAACCAGAAGCATCTACGTTTACAACTACATTTGTAGAACCCCTAAGAGCATTGTTTGGAGTAACTGTTCCTGTAACTCCTGGAGTAAACATTTCAGGGCCACGTTCTCCTACGATATACGACTTACCAGCCTTTGCAGTACCACCAGTAGCTAAAAGTCCACCAAATAAATTTCCAAGTAATCCTTTGCCTTCAGTTAAATTACCAGCAACATTTCCAAATAAACCAATATTTAAAAAAGCATCTGCCATCTTATTTAATACGTTTCTGAAAGCATCATTCAAACTATTTGCTCCTGTTATTAAACCTTTAATAGCAGTACTCATTTCTGTTGCTAATAAGTTTTTAATATCTTCGGTAATTTTCTTTTGCTCCATTAAACCGTCAATTCTTAATTTATTATTAAATGCAATCTTAAAAGCCTCTTCATCAAATAATGCTAACTGATCTTTCGTAAATGCTATGGTTGCTTCCGCTAAAGCAATTTCATATTCAGATCCAGAAAGTTTAATTCTGTTTAATTCATTTTGTTGTTCTAAATTTTTGGTAACAGAATTAGCACTTTCTTTGATTTTATTTATTCTTTTAACTTCTGCATCTGCAAGTTTTTTTTCTTTCGCTTCTTGTTGTTCTAGGTTTTTTCTTTCTCCTTCTAAAAACTTTTCTAATTCCTTTTTATCTTTTAATTTTGCTGCCTCAATATTCTTATCAAGTTCATCGAGCTTTAATGTTGCGTTTAAATTAGCTATTTCTTTTCCTTTTTCATTGTTCCCTACTCTTTCTAATGCCAGTAATTTTTCACTTTCAATAATTCCTTTTTTTATCTTTACAACTTCTTCATCTAAAAGACTACCACTTGTTTTCTGTAAAGCTATTCTTTGATTTAATATATCTATCTCAAACTGTGAAAAGTCTTTGGTTTTTGGACCTTTACCATTAGTAATGGAATCAATTTGTGTTTGAAAATCTTTTTTGTTTAAATCTCTTTGTCTTGTAATTATTTGATTTTCAAAATCTTGAACTGCTTTAAAATTAGGAGCAGTGCCACTTAATAAAAATCCTTTACTAGCTTGTGTTCTTTTCTGTAATAAATCTTTGATAATTGGATCATCTGACCTTTGTGCTTGTTTAAACAAGTTTTGTCTTTCTAGTGCATTAGTTAAAGTTTGTAAAAACTTTATTGAATTTAAAAGTTCAGCAACCGCCACTTGCATTAAAGTCATAGCTTTTGCAAACTCATTACTTAATTCCACAGTATCTTTACCAAAAGTTTCAAGAGAATCAACCCCATCTTTTCCAATTAGCAAGGTAAGTTGTTCAGTTGCAACTTCTAAGGCTTTTGTCTCTTGTCCAGCATCTCTTAACTTTTGAATTAATTCAGCAGTTTTCGTTCCTTGTATTCCTAATGAATTTACTATTACGTCTAAATCAGGTTTTAAAGGATCTAAAGCTAGACCTAAATTCTTAATCCCATCTGTAAATTCTGACAACTTACTTACTAAAGCAGTAACGGCAATAGAACCAGCAAAACCACCTCCAGGGCTAATCGCTTCACCAATACCACCGCCTAAAGCACCTCCAATAGCTTGTGCTGGACCACCACCAAATAACAAAGGAAAACCACCTCCAATAAATGCACTTTGAGCGATACGGCTACCTCTTCTTTGTAATTTTTCTTGCATAGTTAAATTTCTTTGAGTCTCTATATTTATTTGTTTCGCAAGGTCAAATTCTTGTGCTTTAATTTTTACTCCTGCACGTTTTAAATCATTAATTAATGCTTCTTTTTTAGCTTTACTTAAGGTTGAAGCCTTTATTCTTTCTTCTATATTTGCACTTTGTTCTGTAAGAGCATTAGTTTTATCTAAAATTCTTTGTCTTTTTTTTTCATTTTCTAATTGATCTTTCTTAGCCTTTCTTTTTGAATCAGAGCCAGTAAGTTTATTTATTTTTTTTTCTATTCCAGCATTTTTTTCTAACTGTCTTCCTATCGCTTCATTTATATCTTTAAATTCTTGTGAGTTTACATTAACAACTTCTAACATGCTGTTGAGCATGGACATTGCATTTTTACCAGCCAATATTGTTTTAGGAAACTTTTCTATTTCTTTAATTGTTTCACCAACATTTCCTAAAATTAATCCTTTATTTCTTCGTTTATCAGTAGCATTTGCAAAAGCTGTAGCTTCCATTGTCAGCTTTTTAAAGTCTCCAGCTAATATTGCAGTAGCAGCCCTTTGCCTCTCTGTTGCAGTTGTAGCATCATTAAATGCCTTTTTAATTAAACCAACTTGTTCTGTAACTGCTGATATTTTTGAGCCAAAAGCAGTTAAACCTGCACCTTGATTAAATTTATTAATTAAATCTTGCCCTTCTTTTATTTGTGCATTTAATTTTTCTAACGCTTTTTGTGCTGGATCAGCTTTAACATTTATCTTAAGTTTATTAATATTACCAAAAACTGATTCTACTTGTTTTGCAAATTGATGAAGTCTTTTTAAATTTTGTTCACCTTTACTTGTATTTATAGTCAGATCAAGTTGTTTAACAGCCATTCGACCTATCTAGCAAAACTTATACTCTATTCTACCTTGCTTTACCCATAACGCTTCTTTTTTGTATCTTATCCATTTCTTTTTTCTCTTCCTCATTTTTTAATTCAAAAAATGCTGCCCAACCTATCATCTCTTCAACAGTTAATGTTTGACATAATTCACTAACAGATTTTTTCAATTCGTTGGCTAGTGAATATATAAACAACCAATCAGGATTAGCTTTTTAAATCGGCTTTTGCCTCTTTAACCTCCTTATCAGAACCAGCATCTATCATTGCTAATTGTATATCTTGTAAAACAGAAGCAGCAACTTCTCTTCTTAATGAAGCCTTATCTCCATCTTGAAATAATCTTGCACCATCTTTATCTAATGCTTTTTCTATCATTAACTGCAAAGCAAAATCATTAGTATCTTCAGAATTACTTTTTTTCTGAATCATTTCACGTTCAGCAATAGTTAATGGATGCCAATAAACTGTTAGTAAAATTTCATCATTATCTTTTAAATCATATTTATAAAGCTGGCTTATCCCAAACTTATTTTTTAAAAGATCAACTGCTCTTGTCATAATATTAGATAGATATATGAATTATATCAACTATTCGCAAAAAAAGCACAAGATATAATTCCTAAGAAATGTGAACGATCTTCTATTTCTACTGGAATTGGACCAGAAATTTCTCCAATAACAGGTGAACAAGAAAATGGATCTGAATAATTAGCAGCATTTATAGAAGTTAAACCATCTATGACAGCTTCTCCTATAGCAGATAAAACAGATGAACCTCGTCCTTTTGGAACATAAATGTTACATTGAATAGCACCAGTATAATAATCTGAGGCTGCACCTTGATTTTGTATTGTTGATTGAGAAAAAGTTATTGAAGTCGTAATAAATTTTTTTGTTTTTCCAGGACTAGTGTAATTTACATTATCGTAAATTATAAGTACAGTATTATCTGCTGCTATAACCGAATCTGTAATTGCTTTTTCAAAAGCTGCTCTTACATTAACTAAAGTCATAATTTTCTATATTTAGAACCTAAAGCTGGTGCATTTCGACCACCTTTAGTACCTTTAAATAATACCTGTGATTCCGCTACTCTTAAATCTGGAACAGTCATTCCTGGACTAAATACCATATCAACTACTTTTTCTATCTCTGATAAATAAGGCATAATCGAACTATTTGGAGAACCTAAAGCTTGTCTAGCATAATCAGCCCTATTACCAATAAATATTGTATCTCCAAAGGTAAATCTTCTATCAAGTGGGTATCTAGGTTCAATAATAGCAGGAAGTTTTTGACCTTGACCTTTTGCTTTTTTTCTTTCTAACCACGGAGATCTAATTTCTTCATTAGCTAAAGGTCTATAAGTATTTGCTTGCCAACTTGATGCAAAGAAACCAGAATATTGTGGACTTTCTGCTGGTAAATCTGCAAGAACTTTTCCAACCAGATTATTTAATTGAGTATTTAATTCTCCTCTTGTGGAAGCTATCCAATTTGTAATTGCATTAGGATCTGATTTAGCCATTAAAATCTTACTGATAAAGTGAACAAATAAGTTTGACCACCTTGTTTAGTGTCTATATTTGTTATTTGTGCAGTTCTTGTATTTCCTGCATAACTTAATATTACTTCATCTTGAAAAGTTGGTTGATTATCTCCTATTAAATCTGGTGTGATATAAATTTTTGCTTCTCTAATTTCTTTACCTAAATCTTCTTCTGATCTTACAAATTCAACTGGAACTTTTATGTCAGCAAACGTAGTATCGCTTGTCGTATATGCTCCAGTACTTGTGTTATAACTTCCAGAAGCTTTCTTTGTATAAGTGATAGTTGAATCAAAAGAACTACCAAGATCCGCTACAACCTGTTTTGCAATCTGTTTAAATGCTGAATCTAACTGTCCTGCCATTATCCTCTCACCA